CATCAATGTAAATCCCAAAAGAAAAAATTATGTCGTAGGTGGACACCAAAGACTGAAAATTGCTAAAATGTTGAATATCGCAGAAGTACCATGTGTTGAATTAAATCTTTCTAAAGCACAAGAAAGAGAATTAAATATTAGACTCAACAAAAATAGTGGTACATGGGATTGGGATAAATTAGCCAATGAGTTTGACATTGACGAATTGTTAAATTGGGGATTTAAAGAGAATGAATTATTCTTTGATACAGTTTCAAAGGAGTTTGACTTATCTGATGATAAATATGTTCCTGAAAATGAAAAGTATGGAAATGCCATTATTCAATATAACATTATATTTGACAATGAACAGCAACAGTCTAATTGGCATAATTTCCTGCAATTATTAAAGGAAAAATATCCACATTTGGAAACACATTCAAGTCGTATTGACAAGCATGTGTCAGAAATGATTGATGGCGAAGTTTAGAAAAAGAGAAAGAGTCTACATAGAAACCAATGTCTATGATGAGGCTATAAAAAGAATTAACCATGTATTTGACACCTTTGATACCATTGTGGTAATGTTCAGCGGTGGAAAAGATAGTCTTGCTGCACTGCATCTTGTAAAAGAAGTGGCAAACAGCAGGGGGATAGAAAAAGTCAATGTGGTATTTAGAGATGAAGAATTAATATCTAATGCCATTGTAGATTTTGTCAATGAGTATAGACAAAAAGACTGGGTAGACATGAAGTATTTCTGTGTGCCACTTTACAGTCAAAAATATATTTTAGGTCAAACTCATACATATATCCAATGGGATAAAGATAGAAAGCATATAAGACCAATACCTGATTATGCGATAACTGTTGACGATGACAGGGTGTTCTCACAGGATACCATGGACCATTTAGTTGCAGAATATTATTCAGGTAAAATTGCTTATATCAATGGTATAAGGGCAAGTGAAAGTTTGATTAGATATGCATCTTGCATGAATAAAATCAATGAGAACTACATTTGTGGAACAAAAATAAATATGCCTAATATAAAATTGGTGAAACCAGTATACGATTGGGAGGAAAATGACATATTTAGATATTTTTACGATAACAATATTGATTATTGTCCTATTTATGATTGGCAAGTATGGAATGGAGACTCTTTGAGAGTTGCGACACCAATACATCAAGAGGCTGCCAAAAAGTTTCACAAACTAAGAACTTTAGACCCACTTTTATATTCTCAGGTTATAGATATATTTCCTGAGATGTTGGTACAAGAAAGATACTATCGTGAATACGATATGTCAGGACTAACAAAGAAATATGGAAAAAACATGCAGTCAGTATTGAGTTATATCAAAGACTTTATTACTGACCCTAAACAAAAGCATGAAGCTTATAAAATGTTCAAAAAAGCAGTCGTTGCCAATAGAAACGATAATGAGGCATATCCTGTTGGACATATCTTGAAATATTTTATTTCAGGGGCATATAAAAGAGAATTATTACCATTAAGTAAAGAGGCAAGATGAACGACCCTATAAATAACATTCAATGGATAGATGCTGACTCATTGGAGGCAAATGACTATAATCCAAATGTCGTGTTTAATCCTGAGTTAAGAAGTTTAGAAAATAACATAGATTCAATAGGTTGGGTACAGCCTGTGATTATATCTAAAGATTTAGTCATCATAGATGGATTTCATAGAACTATGTTGAGTCGTGAAAGTAAAAAATTAAGAAAAAAATATGATGGTAAAGTACCATGTGTTATTTTTGATGTACCAAGAGACCAAGCCATGATATTGACTGTAAGAATGAATAGAGCAAAAGGCAGCCATGTGGCAGTTCGTATGTCAGAAATGGTCAAAGAGTTAGTTGATAAGCATAAGTGGGAAACAAAAGAACTTGCCAAAGAATTAGGGGCTACACCAAAAGAAATAGATTTGCTGTATCAAGATGGTGTGTTCAAAGCAAAAAATATTAAGAGTTATAAATACAGCAAAGCATGGTATCCACAGTATAAAAATGAATCCTGATTATATCATAGAAAATGGCAAAGAAAATCCTTATACATTTATTAAGGATGAAATTATCATTAGAGAATGTTCCTATGATGATATAAAAGGATATAAGAGTCGTGCTGCTAAAGAAAGAGTAAGTATAAGTGATACCAACAATACATTGTGGTTTAATATCATGAGAATTGGTTGGAAAACACATGATTCTATTGGATGTTGTGGATTATATCTTGCAAAGAATAAATGTCGCATTAAAGGCGATTTTATAGATAAAGAATTTAGAGGTTTTGGATTTGGTCATTTTCTTACTGAAATGAGAAAATATATAGCTAAAGACAAAGGATATGATGTTATAGAGGTCTTAACCTTGCATCCACACTATTACGAAAAAGAAGGATTTACCATAAATAAAGAAGTTCGTACTGGTGTTTGGCATGCAGACCTTGTTCTATAGTTTGACAATTAGTAAATTAAGGGCATGAATAGTTATAATGGATTTAGTGGTAAGCAAAGACTTGCTGCTCTCAAATGGTTTAGAAATCAACAAGCAAAAGGTTTTAAACCTCAATATCCAACTAAGTGCGATATATGTACACAAACACAAGGTGCTTTAGAATGGCACAGTGAGAATTATTCATCCCCTTTTGGCAAACACATTGGACAATTTGGTCTTTGTTATATATGCCACATGATGATTCATTGTAGATACAAGAACGAAAAAGTGTGGAAGTTTTATAAAAAGGCTATAAAAGACAAAAAGATGTTTAAGAACTACAGAGGTAGACATTGGATGTTTTTTAAAAAGGAATGTTTGGATAATAGGTTTGAATTGGTATCGTATGAAACAGTGGAAGAAAACAATTACCAAGTGTTATTAGATATTGAAGCTGGAGTTTATATACCTAAAAAAATTGTTGAAGAACATGAAGTTGTTCAAGTAGACTTGTTTGCCGATTAAAAACGGTAACAATCGGTAAAATTTATGGAAAGAGACAACAAAGGGAGATTCAAAGAGGGCAACTCATTCTCCAAAGGTCATGGTAGACCAAAGGGAAGTCAATCTATTGCCACCATGTTGAAAAATATTGGTGCAGAAGATGTTCCACCAGAGTTAAAAGAAAGAGTAAATAAACTCTTTAATCAGGTAGATACAGAAGAAATGACAATGATGGAAGCAATCTTAAGGACTACTATGATGTATGCAGTTCAAGGAAAACAATGGGCAGTGCAGTTTATCGCTGATAGAACAGAGGGTAGACCAGTACAAACTATTGGAATATCGGAAACTGATGAACCAATAAAGGTCTTTAATTTTGATGAAGTGGAAAATTGACGAAACAAGATACAATATCCTATTCCATGACTCACATAGGTACAAGATATTATGCTGTGGTCGTAGATGGGGTAAGACTTATTTCGCAGTCATGTGGCTACTTTCAACAGAAATACAGCCCTATGAAAGAAGATGGATTGTTTTTCCTTCATATACTCAAGCAAAAATGGTTGCATGGGGTATTCTTAAAAAAGCATTGTCAGGTAGGGATGTTAGGATTAATGAAAGTGAGTTATCAATTACATTCAAAAATAATGCAAAAGTTGAACTCAAAGGTGCAAACAATGAAGACAGCATTCGTGGAGTTAGTTTGAATAAAGTCGTATTAGATGAATATGCATTTATGAAAGCAAATGTATGGGGCGAAATTATACAGCCTATGTTATCTGAGACTAAAGGTCAAGCATTGTTTGTAGGTACTCCAACTGGTACACAAAACCATTTCTATGATTTGTGGGTAAAAGGTCAAAATGAAAGTGATTATAAGTCTTGGCAGTTTACTACCTTAGATGGTGGCTTTATTAGTGAGGATGAGATTGAGAGTGCTAAAAAGAATTTAGATGCACAAACATTTAGACAAGAATATTTGGCATCATTTGAATCATCTGCTAATCGTGCAGCATATAATTTTGACAGAACAAAACATTTAAAAAACATGGAAACAAGCACAAGATTATTTTGGGGTGTAGACTTTGGAGTAGCCAGTTATCTAACTGCTATTCTATTATGTGAGTTCACAGATGGTACTGTGTATGCTATTGATGAAATAGGTATGCAAAACTCCAACACATTTGAACTCGCACAGAAAATGTCACAGATTGCACCTAATATTCCAGTTTATCCTGACCCAGCAGGTAAAGCAAGAACAAGTAATAGTACGAAATCTGACCATAGAATACTACAAGAGGCAGGTTTCACTGTGATTAGTAAAAAGGCTAATCCAACACAAAAAGATAGATTGAATGCACTAAATAACATGTTAGAAAGTGCAGCAGGTATCATTAGACTTTATGTAAATCCAAAATGTAAAAACTTGATTAGAGACTTAGAATTGTGTACTATGGATAATGGTGCCATTCTTAAAACAGAAACCTTATCACACTTTTTGGATGGTTTAATGTATCCTATTGAATATCGTTATGGATTTAAAGGAAAAGGAACTGCGATACAATGGTAACCTTTGCTTTAGGTCTTTCATGTGGTTTTTTGATATCTTTGGTTACTGCTTTTCTGTATGGTCAGCACTTAGTAGACAAACAAGAGAAAAAAGATGAGAAGTTGTTTAAACAATATGCAGATTACATATTAGAAGAACAAACATTATCACAAATGACAAAAAATAGGTATGAGGGATGATAATTTATAATTTAACAGAAAAGATGCTGTATGACTTACTTATGGATACCATACAGAATCAATACGATAATCAAATGGAAGAAAGAGAACGACTTCTTGATTATTACGAAGGAATTAATTTAGAGCAAGACTTAAAGCAATACTTTAACAGTGAAAGTTTATCACAGATTCCACCAATGTATATTAATTTGGTGAGAAACATTATAAGTCGTAGAACTTTAGTCTATCAACAATCACCAGTAAGACTCAATGACAAGTATAATGAAGTCTTGGGTGACTTTGATAGTTTTATGAAACAATATGAGCAATTGGTATACCTGCTTGGAACTGAGGCATTGTACACACATTGGGATGACAATGAGCAAAAACTGAAGTATAGACCAATACACTTTTTTATTCCATTCTTTAAGCCAAATGAGGATGAGCCATTTGCTGTTATGTATCAAGCAGAATCACAACTTCAAGCAAGAAGTGAGGATGCACAATATATGTTTTGGTCAAAAGATACTGACGATATGGAAGGAAAGCACTTCATGATATCATCTAAGGGTAAAATCACTTCTATTGTAGATGGTGATAGAAATCCTTATGGAGATATTATTCCATTTAACATTGCACATAGACATGCATTTACAAGAGATTATTTTAGAGAAGGTGCTACAGACTTAGTCAATGGTATGAGAAGTGTGAATATTCTTTTAACTGAATTAGCATTGCATGGTAGATTCGCATTGGGTCAGCCAGTATTTACAGGACTTGACACAGAACAAAGAATAGCAATGGGGCAAGATAAGGCTTTAGTGCTGCCTGAGGGTGCGAACTTTAATTATGCGAGTCCTAACTCCAATATTAATGGAATGATTGAATCTACACGATATATGGTGGATTCTATAGCACAAGCCAACAATGTTCGTATCAATTGGACTAACAATGCACAGGAAAGTGGATTGTCTAAGAAAATGTCAGAAATAGACTTAATGGATGCACTGAGAAGTGATGTAGAACAAATCTATAGACCTTTTGAACAAGAACAATTTAGAATTGCTAAAAGAATCTGTGAAGTATCAGGTGGTATTAATCTTGGCGACCAGTTTAGTGTAGACTTTGCTGAAAGAGAAGTACCAATGAGTCAATCTGAGGAAATACAGTATTACACTTGGGCATTCGCTAATGAGTTAGAAACAAGAAAAAGCTATTT